GTGCGAACTGTATCGGCAATGCCATCCATCAGGTCACGCCATATCTCAAACTGCATCAAAAAATCGCCGAACTTGTGGATGAAAGTGTCCTGTTCCCCGTTAATCACCCTGTATATTTCTGTCCACGCTCCAATCATTAGCGTGACGATGGCAGCCTTTGCAAGCACGCCTGCAATTCCAGTTTTCAGAAACACCGCGGCTTTCCCTGCCGCAAGAAATGCGACCTTCATTAGCAACATGCTTTTGATAAACGCGCCGAACAGGAATATTGCGGGGCCAATCACAGCGGCGATTCCAGCGAAGATCAGAATGTATTCTTTCGTTTCCTCACTCATCCCATCGAATTTTTCTGCCAGCTCCACCAGCTTTGCCAAGACCTTAGTCATTGCCGGGAGCAATATATTTCCGAATGCCACAGAAACATTGTCGAGCTTTGCCTTGAATGTACGAAGTTGGTTTGCAAACGACTTGCTTGTTCTCGCAAAATCGCCGATGGCGTTTTTGCTTTGCCTTTGAGCGATCGCTAATGTTGCATATGCCTTTGCTTGCCTTTCTGTTTCAAACCTCATCCCCCTGGCTTTCATTGTCGCAACTTCGGTTTTGACATCCTTCTGTAAGATCGCGACTCCCAACGTCTTGAGAGATTCGGTTTCTCCCAATAAACCCTTCGTCAACGCTGCACTCGCGCCCGCTGCACCTCCAGCGAAGTTTGTGAACGATGCCAAGTCAACCGCAAGCTCGTTTGTTTTCTTGGAAAGGTCGAGTGCTGCTTTTCCTGTGAAACCGAAGCCGGTTAGGAGATCGCCAGTGTCACCCAATAGCTTTTTGGCGGCTTTTGTGCTGAGGCCGAAATCGCTTGCAAGGGCTTTCGCTGTGCTGTTCGCGCTGTCTTCAACATCTTGAAAAACAGTTCCAAACTTTGATGCGGTTTCTTCTGCGTCCGATGCGGCCTTTATAAATGCCGCCCCTAAAGCAACGATGGGAAGCGTGACACCGATCGTCATCGTCTTCCCAACCTTCATCATTTTTTTCGACACACCGCCAAGCCGTCGCTCAAACGCTTTCAGTTTGCTTGTATCAACGTCAAAGCCGAGTTTGGTTACGAGCTCTCTTACTGTGATTCCACCGGCTATCATTTTTGCCCCTTGCTTTTCTCCTGGTGCATCTCTCTTTCGGCTCGCTCGGTAATGTCGAGGATTTCGAGAGCGTCAAACAAGTCGTTCAATGACCAATGTGTCTCAATTTCTTGCAGTGTAGCGACTTTGGCGAGAATGACTCTCCACACAGGCCAAATGATCCCGTGTTTGTTCTCCCATTTTACTTTTTTGCCGCTACCAAAGGATTGTCGCCGAGCATACCCTTGATAGCGTTCCAGAAATCCTCAAACTGAAACTCCACGATTTCTTTTGCAACATTCAGAGCATGAACATATTTTCCTCTGAAGTCGTTGTCGAAAATGATTTTCCTGATCGCGTTGTCATCTTGTATCGATGTCGTGCTCATAATGTCTTTCAACAACGGAACTACATCTTCCGGTTTCAAGTTTGTAAACACTGAGCCAATCATCTTCATCCCCGCCGCCACCGCATCTTCTGAAAGACTGTCAAGACCATTAGCTGCCGCAGGGCCGACCGCTTTTGCGAGTCGTGCGAATAGCTCCCAACCCTTTGTCGGCGTGTACATCGAAGACACATACTTGATACCATCAACAACGAACTCGTGATTATCCCTGCCCATGTTCCCCCCCCGTGGTTTAGTTTCCTCCGACATTCATTACCATGTTGTCTGTTTCAAACAGCCACACGCGATCATTCGATTCGTTTCCGAACATCGTATCGGCAGGCTTCTTGATCCACGCCGTTTCTGCAACGATGAGTGTTTCGCCGCTGAGATCCTCGACACGCATCGGAGCCCTGCCGCCGCCCGTCAACTCGTCCGTGATGGCGAGAGCTGCAAGAACCTGATTCGAGTCGCTTGATTGCTGAAGCGTAAGCTCGAACTCACCAGATCGGTTGCTGGATTTCACACGGACACCCTTTCCATCAGCGCCAACGCTCAAGGAAAAGCTGTCGTTGTTTCGACGGCACTCGATAAACGTGCCATCGGCATAGCCGGACACGCTATGCGTTCCAAATATGACCTTTACCTGCGAAGGATCAAAGTTTGCTGCTCCCATTGTAAACCCCTTTCAAATTTCAATTATGCGGTGACTGTTCCGTCAATTTCGTTCTTGTGAATTGCCCCAGCGTAGGTCGCCGTGAAGACGGTATCGGGAAGATACCGATTCGCCTTGTTGGTCGAAGAAATGTCAGCAACAAGCGGAGCCGTCACTGTTGGCGCGGGGCTCTCGGCGATAAGGCCGTTTGAAATGCCTTCTTGGAGCATCGGCTCGACGCGATTCTTGACCTGGCTAACGCCTGCATCGGTATATGGGACTTTGTCCTCGTTCACGAAGAGCTGATACACGCTCTCTTCGATGCGCGCCCGTAACCAATCCGTCCCTCTGATGATGTCGATGAACTCGCCTTCGGTGACAACGCCTTCGTGCGTGATCGACTGACCGAGATAATCGGTGACGACGTTGCACTCTTTATTCAGAACAGCCGTGAGCTGCGTCTGCGTGAGAGGGCTTGCCGTGATGCCACTGAGCACTTTGAATTTCCACGTTGCGGAGCCAGGGTCTTCTGGAAGGACGCGACCGGCCCATGCTGCATCGGCCCAATCGTCATTGTCCTCATTGAACAGCATAATCGTTCGCTCATAGTTCGCCGCCGACAGAAGGTAGGCAATATCGGTGGTCGAGGCTGCATCATAGATCGCAACCGCGCTCGAGCTGGTGATGAACATTTTGACACGCGCTTCGATTGCAACAGCCGTCTCGAGAACGATCGCTGCGGTGCGATCCGTGTTAACGAGCATATACCAATCATCGTCGAACTCACTGATCTCGTTGAGATCCTCAACGGGGCCATGGTTGTCGACTGTCGTTGCCATCACTCCTGTGGTCTGCGTCGCACCGAGCGTCACGAGAATTTCGGTAATTACAACAGGCACGCCTGCAAGAGCTGCGGTGACTGTGATGACCTTCGAGCCTGCACCGCCCGTTACTGTGGCAGTCGCAACGCCAGGCGCGAGCTGCATAGCGGTTGCGAGGTCGGTCATCGTCTGATCGTGTGTAGCGTTCCAGGTGACGGGGGCCATCGCGACGTTATCGATTGTCATGTTGATGACGTTCGCTGCAACGAATTCTGCAACAAAGGTCAGCGTTTGCACCTGAGCGACATCTCCATCTTTGATTCCGATCTTGATGGTCGTCGGGCTAGGCGTCTGTGAGAACATGGCATTTGCGGCCTTGTACTCTTCATCGGTGCTCAAGAAATCGTCAGCAACACCTAGAATAGTAGAGTATTCACGAATACGCTCGGCGGTATAAACGCCATTGACACCGAGAATCAGAGGGATTCCGAACCCACGCTGACTCACTTTTTTCGTTCCACGCTCGATAGATACGTCAACAATGTCTGAGATAGCTCCGGCCATTTTGGGCTCCTTTACGTTAGTTCGACCTCGAATGGGCCGACAATCTTTGTTTCGTCCGGGGTTTCCATTTCGCCTTCAATTTCTACTGTCTTCACCCAACTTACATCTTCGGTGTCTGTTTGTTTATAACCTATAATCAAGTCCAACGCAAACCTTGGCTCGTAATTCGTATCGACAACCTCTGTGAGATTCAAAATGTTTTCCATCCGATGTACTGCGATTCCTCCAGAGTTATACAATGAATCGCGTACAGAGAACTTTTCAAGGGACGCGAGCACTGCGTTGAGCAAGTCGAACGTCGCCGACTCATTTCCTTTCGCGCCGTATGCCTCGAGCGTGACCATCATCTTGCGCTCACCAGTGATCGTCGAGATTCCAACTGCGCTCGGGGCTGATTTGTTATCGTCAAAACCAATGGATATTTGCTGCCCGAGCGTTATCGACACGAACGGCTTCGTCGCGCGAGAGAAATCCTGATTCGCAAAAAGCACGCTTGCAGTATAAGGAGCAATGCCAACGATCGAGTTGACCCACGCA